TCCGCGGCGTGTGGAATGAGACCTTCCTCGATGAGGTTTGCTCGTTCCCGAACGCCCAGCACGATGACCAGGTGGATGCCTTCGCGGATGCTCTGAACGAGTTGGCGCTCGGCTCGACCTATACACTCGCAAACGTCGGATAACCAATGCCCTGCAGTTCATGTGAAAGGCGCCGGCAGATGCTTGCCGAGGCGAAGAAGCGTGACGGGTTCAAGGGCGTCGTCAAGGAACTGCCAAACATCATTCGGGACACAGTAAAGAACCCGCCAAACATCAGGAAGCGCAAATGGGTGAAGTGATCAAGATGAGGGCGAATGACAGCCTGCGGTCTGTCGTCGCCGGCCTTGGCGACCCGATGCGCGACAAGATGGCGATGACGACCTACGGCTTCCAGATGCTGGATGAGCTGCAGATCGCCAATATCTACCGGTCGAACTGGATGGGCCGCAAAGCGGTCGATATCCCGGCGCTGGACGCTGTCCGGAAGGGCAGGGACTGGCAGGCAGAGCAAGACCAGATCGAGCTTATCGAGGCTGAGCAGAACCGTCTTGGCTTCTGGAAGAAGCTGCTTGATGTGCTGATCAAGGCCCGCCTATGGGGTGGCGCTGCGCTGTATATCGGCACAGGCGACACGAACCTTGCCTTGCCGCTCGACCCCACGCGCATCGGCAAGGGTGGGATCAAGTATCTTACGGTGATGAGCCGCCGCGATCTGGCCGCCGGTGAAATTGACCAGGACGTGATGTCCGAGTTCTACGGTAAGCCTTCCTATTACGAGGTTACGGGGAACAGCGCCAATTCCATGGTGCGCATCCATCCTTCGCGCTTTGCCATCTTCATCGGGGCAGATCAGGCCGATTCGTTCCTGAACGGAGGCATCAATCAGGGCTGGGGCGATAGCGTTCTTGAGGCCATGTATTCGGCCATGAAGAACGCCGATGCGACGGCTGCAAACATTGCCTCGCTTGTATTCGAGGCCAATGTGGATGTGTTCCGCATCCCCGAGTTCATGAGCAGCCTGTCTGACCCGGAATATTCTAAGCGGTTGATGGATCGCTTCATGCTGGCCGCGACGGCCAAGGGCATTAACCGCGCTCTGCTGCTGGACAAGGAAGAAGAATACGAACGGAAGACGATATCCTTCGCCACTCTCCCGGAGGTCATGCAGTCCTTCTTGCAGCAATTCTGTGGTGCCGCAGACATTCCGATGACGCGGTTCCTCGGCACGGCTCCATCCGGTCTGGGTTCGAACGGCGATCACAGCATGGCCAATTACCATGACCGGATCGCATCGAGCCAGACACTGGAGATCACTCCCGCGCTTTACCGCCTCGATGAGTGCCTAATCCGCTCCGCGCTCGGCAGCCGCCCGCCAGAGATATTCTACACATGGGCGCCGCTCGAGCAGATGAGCGAGAAGGAACTGGCAGAGATCGGCAAGATGAACGCCGAGACGGCTGAAATCCTTGTACGTACCGGAATATTCACGTCGACAGAGCTTCGGGCGGTCGTCGGCAATCAGTTGGTCGAGAGCGGATTCTATCCGGGTCTTGATCAGGCAATGGACGATACTGGCAAGGACTTCGACCCCGATCTAGGCGGTGACGATACCGAAGAAGAAGTGGTCCCGCCCCAGAGACACGCGGCCAATGATGCAGCGCCACGCACGCTGTATGTGCGCCGGGACGTCATCAACCGCTCTGATATCGTCAAATGGGCGACTGCGCAGGGCTTCACTGACATCGTCCCTGACCTGCATGTAACCATCGCCTATTCCACCCAGCCTGTTGACTGGTTCGAGATGGGCGAAAGCTGGTCTTCTCGTATCGAGATGGCGGCCGGTGGCCCACGGCAGATGGAAGGTCTTGGCGACAATGGCGAGTACAAGGCGCTGTTGATAACAGCCTCTGAACTCGTATGGCGTCACAAGCACTTCATTGAGCAGGGCGCCTCGTGGTCTTGGCCGGAATACCAGCCGCATATCTCAATCCAGATAGGTGGTGACATCGATCTTTCGAAGGTCGAGCCATATCAGGGCAAGATAATTCTCGGCCCAGAGATATTCGAGGAATTGAGGGACGCCTGATGCGCAACTACCGCATCGCCTCAATAGCCAAGAAGCCGAAAGGCACCATCGTTGAACTGCCGGTGATCGAACCCAGGCTATCGGCAGAGAAGGAATACTACTCGGCGCTGCGGTCCATGCTCTCTCAGATGGCCACGGAGACGCGTGAAAGCGTTATCCCGCTGTATCAGGCCGAACGGGAGCGAGAACGCGCCCGGCGTGGCTTTGTGGCAGATGCTGACCGGTCTTGGTTCACTCGGCTGCAATCTCTGTCAGTCGCATTGCAGAGGGTGGCGTCGGAAACGGTAAACCGCATCCTCGATCTTGAGGCAAAGCGGCACACTGAAACGTTCATGGCCACGGCAAATCGGTCTCTGGGCATCGACCTGCGGGCGGTAGTCACTCAGGAAGACTTGGCCGAGTACTTGCAGACAAAGGCAGCCGAGAACGCAGCACTGATCCAGAACCTGTCGGAAGACATGGTGAAGCGGATCGAAACGACCGTCTATCAGAACAGTATCGCGGGCAACTCCGTCACAACGCTGCGCAAGCAGTTGACGGAACAGTTCGGTATCGCTGACCGGCGGGCAAAGCTGATAGCCACGGACCAGACCAACAAGCTGAACAGCGATCTGAACCGGATCCGTCAGCAGCAGGCGGGCGTGACGTCCTATCGATGGATGACCAGTCATGACGAACGCGTGAGAGAGCTGCACAGGCGGCTTGACGGCAAGACTTACAAATGGGGGCAGGCGACAGGAGCTGAGGGCGGTCTACCGCCGGGACAGCCTATTCGGTGTCGCTGTGTGGCGCGGGGGATTGTCGAATTCTAAGCAGCTCTTCCAGTTGCTCTGTGCCGACCCTGTTCTCTTCCACATAGACCACTTCGGTGGTCGTGACAGCCTCGCTCAGACGGCGAACCTCAAGCGTCAACTCCGCAATCTTGGAGTTTTGCTCAAGCATCAACTGGCGCAGGGCTTTGTACTGTTCGTCCGTCATGCGGCGATCTAACCGAAATAAAAGGTCAAAGGCAATGCAATTCACTGATCGACTTGCGCTGGACGGCGGTATTCGTCGGACTGGTGACGGCTATGGCGTGCTTTCGGCCAAGGTGGCCCGCGCAGGCAACGTTCAGCTTTATCTCGGGTCAGAGGTGGGCATGAACGATAAAGCCATTGTGCGAGTCTACAGGCCTGAAAGCGAGGTATTCAAGAAGGATGCCATCGCCAGCTATGCCGGCGTGCCTGTTACCCTCGATCACCCGAAGAATGGCGTGAATGCCAGCACATGGAAAGACCTTGCCGTTGGCGAGGTGGGCGATGACGTGTTGCGTGACGGCGAGTTTGTCCGCGTCCCGATGATGCTGCGTGATGCCAAGGCACTAAAGGCGGTCGAGGACGGCAAGCGCGAGCTTTCCATGGGCTACAGCGCCGAGATCAGGTTTGCGGATGGCGTCACGCCATCGGGCGAACAGTTCGACGCCATCATGTCCGATTTCAAAATGAACCACGTTGCGATTGTCGACAGGGCACGCGGCGGGGAAGAGCTTCGCATTGGTGACAGTGCGATCAAGTGGGGCGCCGCCCCGATTATCACCACTGACAAGGAGACAGTCGACATGACTGAAGCACTTCGAACTGTGGTCGTGGACGGACTGTCGGTTCAGACGACCGACCAGGGCGCCCAGGCTATCGCAAAGCTGCAGAAGGATCTGGAATCCTCCGCAACCAAGCTCGTTGACGCCAATACCGCCCACACGGCGGCGCTGGCAACCAAGGATCAGGAGATCGGCACACTCAAGGCTGAAAACCAGAAGCTCAAGGACGGCCAGATCAAGCCGGAAGACCTTGACCGGCTGGTCGCTGATCGCGCCACGCTTGTTCAGATCGTCACGGCGATCGATAGCAAGATCGAGATCAAGGGCTCCGACGCCGATCTTCGCCGCGCTGCCGTCAAGTCCAAGCTCGGTGACGAGATGGTCAAGGATGCTTCCGACGACATGATCACCGGCATGTTCCGGGCGATCGCCAAGGACGTCAAGGCCGCCGATCCCTTCGCGCAGGTCCTCAAGGACGGCGTCAAGC